CCGATAAAGCATCCACCGAGGACGTGACGCAGACCCGTGACCTGTCGCTCGTCGGTACGCAGAAGCTGGGTTACAACCCGGTGTACTGCAACTGGGACGCCTGGGCTGGTCATTGGAAGCCCAAGTGCGTGGGCAAGCCTGTGGTGCTAGAGGCCAAGGGCATCAGCGAGAAACTCCGCTCCTACTGGGAAGCCGGCGTGGAGCTTGACGTGAAAATTGTGGAATTGCGCCCATCAAACTTCATGCAGCGCGCGCTGGCGAACGGTGTCCGAAACTAAGACGTGCATTACCTGCGGGCAGACATTCCCCGCGACCACGGCGCACTTCCATAAATCCAAGGATGGATTCAATCCGCGGTGTCGGAAGTGCCGCAACAAGAAAGAGCGGAAAGCTCGGGCCAACAAGCGCAACGAGAAGCTGGAGGAGATTGAGAAGGGCGCCGTCGATCTGTTCCTCAAGTCGGCGCGTCTCGGCGGGGCGAGCATCCCGCACTCCTCGGAACTGCTGGAAGTTCTCTTTGAGTACTTCGGCGGTGTGCGCGGGTTCGGCAACGCCTTCATGAAGCAGTTCTTCCAGGCCCCCGTTGGCGGAGCTTTCCGCACCAAGATGCTGGACACCATGGTCCGGCTGGTGACGCAGAACACGGCCATGGGCGGGGCGAAGAAGCCGCTGGAGTTGATGACCGACCAAGAGCTAGAGGCCGAGGTGCGCCGCCAAGTCTTGGAGGCTGCCATGTCGATCACGGTGAACGGAAAGGTGGAGAAGGATGAAGTGCGAAACTTGCCGGTGGTGGGAGAAGATAACGGCGTTATACGGGATATGCAGACGGTGCCCGCCAAGTCAGGAGGATTTCCCGGTGACGAGGAACACGGACTGGTGCGGCGAGTGGAAGCCCAATGAAACGCCACCCGAAGATACCGCCACCACCTCCTCCTGACGGCGGCGTAATGCCGGGCCTGACGCAGCACGCGCTGTCCTCTCTGAAGGAGGTTCAGCAGGAACTGCAAGGCCGGCGGCTAGAGGCTCTCAGGCTGTACGAGCCCATGCCGCACCAGGAGGAGTTCCATAGCTGCATGACCAGCGAGCGCATCGTACTTGGAGGGAATCGGGGAGGAAAATCGCTTGCGGTCGCCGTGGAGATGGCTCGCGCCGTGACGGGGCAAGACCCGCACAACAAGTACCCCAAAGAGAATGGCAACCTCGCTATCGTCGGCAGGAACTGGCCGCACATCGGTCTTGTGATCTACCCGATCCTCTTCAAGGCCGGCGCCTTCCGCATCATCAAGGACGAGATCACAGGTCAGTGGCGCAGCGTCCGCAAGGGCGACGATAGGGCCAAGTCCAAGCCAGCACCACCGCTCATTCCGCCTCGGCTCGTCAAAGACATGTCTTGGGTGCTGAAGAACGCGGGCTACCTGAACAAGGCGGAACTGACCAACGGCTGGACGATCTGGTGCTTCTCGTCAGAGGGAGAACCGCCGCAGGGCTACCAAGCGGACGCCGTTTGGCTGGACGAAGATTTGAACAATGAGCGGTGGGTCGGTGAGTGCCAAGCGCGTCTAGCGGATCGCAAGGGCCGCTTCATTTGGTCGGCCATGCCGCACTCCAAGAACGACGCCCTGTTGGGGCTATGCGAGCGCGCTGACAAGGCCGTGGAGGACAACGTCCCCAACCCGATCATCAAGAAGTTCACCTTCAGATTTTTGGACAACCAGTTCATCGATGACGAAGAGAAGCGGAAGAACATCGAACGCTGGTCGGCGCTTGGCCAAGAAGAACTGAAGATGCGTGCCGAGGGTGAGTTCACCACCGAAAACACGCTCATGTACCCGTCGTTCAACCCAGCGGTCCACATGATGCAGCGGTCGGAACTCCCCGATGGGAAGGTGCCCGACGAGTGGACGAGGTACGTGGCGATTGACCCGGGCCACGCGGTAATGGCCACGCTGTTCGCCGCCGTGCCGCCAGACGAGAAGTTCCTGCTGGTCTACGACGAACTGTACATCCGCAACTGCAACGCGCTGATCTGGGGTGAGGCGTTTGCCGAGAAGGCCAAGACGCAGTCGTTCCGCGTGTTCATCATGGACATGCACGGCGGTGCCCTGCGTGACCTGGGCTCTGGCCGGCTGCCGCATGAGTTGTACACCGAGCAACTGAAGAAGCACGGCATCAAATCTCAGGCGTCGGGAGTCTCATTCATCCCCGGGTCGGACGATATCCCGGCCCGAACGGCCCTCGTCCGGCAGATGCTGCATATCCGCGGTGACGGCAGCACACGCCTGAAGATTCTGGACGGCGCCTGCCCCAACCTCATCCGTGAGATAAAGCGCTATCGCAAGAAGACAACAACGGTCAACGGGCAGACGTTCGTCACCGACGTGCCGTACACGCGCGGCGAGGTCCATGCCTGCCAGACGCTTGAGTACCTCTGCGCCTACGAACCCAAATACTACGCACCCCCCAAGGTCTATGGCCCCGAGCCGTGGTGGGTGAAGTACCTAGCCGACAAGAAGCGTCGGCAGGGCGAAAGCAGCGACAACTGCGTCATCCTCGGGCCGATAGGGAGTCGAAGGAATGTCTGATTACGTGATGCCGGAAGTGAAGCTGGGCGAGTGGGTCTATTTCTACGCCCATGAGGGCGCCGACCCCGTGGTGGCCATGGTCCAGCAAGTCGGGAAAAGCACCCTGGTGCTGTGGTCGATTTCCCCTGGCTACGGGGGCGTGGAGCGGCCCAGCGTCCACCATAAGGACGATCCCCGGATGGCGGAAAACCCCGAGTGGAAGACCTACGGGACGTGGGACCACCAGCCCCGCGACCCCAAGATCGCCATCCTGAGTGAGCGGGTTTCGGCCCTGGAGCGGCGTTTGGAAGCCGTGGAAGGCAAAAAGGCCAAATAGGGGCATTGATCAGTAGGAGATCACATGTCCGAACAGAACCCCCTGCGGCCGATTGTTCAGTCCTGGATCAAGAAGATCACGCTTGCGCAGAAGCACAAGAAGCCCTTCACCTCCGACGCCCAGGAGGCGATGGACTTCTACTGCGGCGACCCGGACTTCATGTGGAAGGATGCCTACGCCCGTGGTGAGAGAGGCTACAACCGCGGCCTGTCCCCCCCCGAGTTCCGCATGCAAGTGAACCGTGTGTGGGAGGCTGTCCGCATCTTCTCGGCGGTCATCCACCACCGGAACCCCGAGCGGCTTGTGACCCCCAGGCAGTATCCGGTCATCCCGCCGGAACTCCTGGGAATCCAGCCTCAGCCTCCCGTGCCGCAGATGGGGCCAGATGGGCAACCCGTCATGGGGCCTGACGGCCAGCCGGTGATGATGCCGGACCCGCAGATCATGGCCTACCAGCAGGGCCTGCAGCAGCAGCAGTTCATGTTTGGCCGGCGACAGATTGTCTCCAAGCTTCTGGAGGACTACCTGAACTACACGCCCAACGAACTGGACCTCAAGCGCCATTCCCGCAAGGTGGTGGAAGAGGCGTTCATCAAAGGCGCTGGGGTGTGGTGGCATGAACTGTATTCGCCTCCAGGCTCCACCGTGAAGATGGCCGGGTCGTTCTTCGACTCCATCGACAACATCGTTTGGGACGCGGACGCCGACGAGTTTGAGGACATCCGCTGGGCGGCACGCAAGCGCATCCAGCCAGTCAATGAAGTGGCGGCGAAGTTCGGCCTGAATCCCGATGATCTCAAGGGTCACCTGGAGAGCTACCAAGCCCGGGAGGACGTGGACGCCCGCGGGTACGAGTACAAGAGGAAGCAGGGCAAGACCAACGATCTGATCTGCTACTGGGAGATTTATTCCAAGACGGGGTTCGGTGACAGGCTCAAGGATGCCGAGCCGGACCTGAAGGGGAAGTTCGACGCCCTTGGGCAGAACTGCTACTTGGTCGTTGCAGAGGGAATCGATTACCCGCTGAACATCCCTCCCGCCATCCTCCAGGAAGAGGTGGACGAGACGGGCATTCCCCAACAGTTGTTCATGAATGCCCAGTGGCCGATCCCGTTCTGGGTGGAGCCCAACGGCTGGCCTTTCACGTTGCTTGCGTGGCACGGCAAGCCGGGCTACTCCTGGCCGATCAGTATTATCCGCCCTGGCATCGGGGAGCTTCGATTTATCAATTGGGCGATGAGTTTCTTGGCGACTCGCATCGCCACTAGTTCGCAGACACTCATCGGCGTATCGAAGTCAGCAGACCCCGATATCAAGGCCAAGCTGCTTGAGCGCAGTGAGGGCGGCTTCAAGATCGTTGAAATCTCCGAGGCCATCGGCCGAAACGTCAACGACGTGATCTCGGTGTTCAGCATGCCCGGCGTGACGCAGGACATGTACCAGATCATTGCCGAGGTGACGAACCTGTTTGACCGCCGCGTGGGTCTGACAGAACTCATTTACGGCATGACCCGCTCATCCTTCAGGTCGGCTGCAGAAGCCGCCGTGAAGTCGGAACAGATTTCGGTCAGGCCAGACGATTACGCCAACACGTTGGAAGACGCCATGACCGAGGTGTCACGCAAAGAGGCACTGCTGGCGCGGTGGATGATCCAGCCGCAAGACATCGCTCCGCTCCTTGGCCCCATGGCCGCGCAAGCCTGGGCGCTGCACGTCCAGCAGGAAGACCCGGAGAGCATCGTCCGGGAGTACTCGTACCGCATCGAAGCGGGCTCCATCAAGAAGCCGAACATCGCCACCAAGATTGAGAATCTGAACCAAGCGATGCAGACCCTCATGCCAGTGGCGCAGGGGCTAATGCAGGCCGGGAGGCCGGAACTGTTCAATTCTCTGATCACCGACTGGGGCGATGCGATGAACTTTGACGTGTCGAAGTACATGATCCCCCCTCCTCCACCTCCAGGCCCGCCTCCAGGCGAGCCAAACAGTCCGACGCCCCCGCAAGGACAATAACCCTATATGGACGTTCCCGTAGAAGTTTTGCGTTCCGGCCGAGAGGCCATTGACCGCTACATCAAAGCCCTTCCGTACGGCGAGAATTGGGCTGCCATGGTCGCCACCCAGATCGCCCCAGGAACCAAGGGGTCCGACCGGGCGTTCATGGAGGGGCGTCTAAACAACCAGCAGTTGGACGAGATGCCCACCCGGCAGGCCAAGTTCATCTCCCAGCAGGCTCGGGACGCGGGGATCAGCATCTCGGGCAAGTACTACTGCGGCGGCATCGCGGATCACCGCGGCTGGCGTGACCCCGAGGCGTGGGTGTCATCCAACGATGACATCCGGCGGGTCGCCATGAAGCGCGGTCACACGGTCGCCGGCAGTGTGAACTACGACGCCGGGCCGCCGCCGCCTGTCAAACGCAAGGCGTTGAGTGAGCGGATCATCAAGGAAGAGATCGCCCGGGAGAAGAGGCTGAACCCGGGGCTCAAGGTCACGCCCGAACTGCGGCACAAGATCATCGAACGTCACGCCCATCCCAAGTTGCGAGGAAAGTAATGGCCATCATTGAGAGGTTCTTTTCACCGGGCTCGGTCATCACCGCATGCTCGTCAGCGGCGACCACCACGCCCCGGTTTCCTTTTGGCCGCTGGGCCGGTGGCGGGGTGCTGATCACCAATACCAACAGTGCCACGCAGATCAACTGGTATGCGTCCTCGGGCAACGAGACGGTGCCCGTCCAGGTCTACGGTGCCGATGGCTCGGCCGTGACCTCGGCCGTCACTGTGGGCGGGATTCCGATCCCCGATGCGTGCTTTGGCTATCCGTACGTGGCCCCGATCATTACTGGCGCCGCCTCCTGCCAGATGACCGTCTGCGTAAAGGGCTAGTCGCATGGCGATGAACCAGCGGCTGATGCGGCCGGTGGCATCCGGCCCGACCTACCACCCAGAGGCGTTGGCGTGGCGCACGGCAGCACTGGCAAATGGCGGCACCGGAATCACCGCTTCCACAATGCAGGCGGTATCCGACTTTTGTGCAGCCATTGATGCGGCCGGCATTCGATCAGCGTTCCTGCGCTTGAATCTCGTTTGCGGCGGGAATTTAGCAGCCGCTCGCACGCCGCTTTACCGAGGGGCTTCGCCCGGCGGCACGCAGTACGGGCCTGTCATCGACGTAAACGTCGGCCCACTGGCGGAGGAAGATTACACACAGGCAACCGGCCTGTACTTCAACGGACTCAGCAAGTACATCGACACTGGACTCACAATCGGCAGCCTGTACTCGTTCGGTGCCGGCGCGTCCGACACGCATGCAAGCGTGTATCTGCGGACCAATGATTTTGGCCCCCACTTCGGCGGCCAGGATTACGCAGGCGCGTATTCCAACAACGCCGTGGCCTTGGACGCTGGAAGCAGTGGTGGATTCATCGCTGACTACGCCCCTGTTTTGCGAATCGGCAATGTGAATTATGGCGAAGGCGAGATTTTTACAGCCGCGGCACATGCCCTTGGCCATCATCTGGCAATGCGATCCAGTGATTCCGCCGGCGTGTACTTGCAGGCTGGAACGGATGTGACCGGCACCATTACGGGCTACACCGCCGCCTTTGCTTCGGCAGACAGCACGCCGCTCTATTTTGGCGCGACGTGGTCGTCAACAGACAACGGCAGTGGGCCAGAGCCAAACCCTTTTCTTGGTCGGGCAACGCTGGCTGCGTACTCTGTCGGGCGCATTCAGGGCCTGAGTGACAGCGCAGGGCGAGTCGCATTTTACAATGCCACGCAGGCGTTCCAGACGGCTCTCGGGAGGGCTATCTAATGGGCTGGCTGGCAGTGACCGACGAGCAGCGCGCATCGCTCGCGGCGTTCAACACAGGCAGCGTGCGAGTCAATGTGGTTCGCGGAACGCAGGGCGGCTGGCTAGTGTGCGATGACGCACTTGCCGAAGCAGTGCCCGGCGGGTCGCTGTCGCAGTTTGCAGAGTGGTATTCATGGCTGACGCCCAGCGATGACGTGCCGGCGCCGCGGCCACCCAGAAAGAAATAATGGCCTACCTTACTTACTTTGACGTGGTCGAACACTTGATCGTCTCGTCGTTCGGCGGGCCGCAGGATGCCGAGCAAAGGGACATCCGCGCCGCCGTGCAGCGGGCGTACGATGAGGTCACAACCATCCGGGATTGGTCGTTCTATTCGGTCCACGGTCGGGTGGTGACCGTCGCTCCCGTGACCGATGGGACCGTCTCCTTCTCCACGTCAACCAATCAACTCACTCTCACAGGGGCTACGTGGCCTGCCTGGGCCGGCAGTGCGACGATCCGCGTGGGAAACCGGGTGGCCGACATTGCTTCTCGGGACAGCAGCACGGTCCTGACATTGGACTCACAGGTCACGTTCCCCGCGAACTTTTCCGGCGAGTCCTACATCCTGTATCAGACTATCTATCCGCTGCCTACTGATCTGCGGAACATGGACGAGCCCTCCAATGAGTTCTTCTGGTGGTCGGGCATCTATCTGACCCCCGATGAGGCGATGAAGGTGGAGCGGGTCAACTACCGATCTGGGTTCCCACTTCACTGGACGATCATCAAAGACCCCGCCTCCTACGGCTGGGCCGTGAAGCTCATCGGCTATCCGATCAAGCAGGAGACGATTGACTTCACCTACCGAAGGCGCCCAAGGCCGATTCGGTATTCCGGCCATGAGGCTGCCCTTCGTCAGGGAACCATCGCCCGGTCATCCGCCACGGTCACCGGGACGGGCACGGCGTTTTCATCCGCCATGGTGGGTTCGATCCTGCGGGTCGGTGACACCACCAATTCTCCTGGACCGATGGAGTCCATTACTCCGTGGGCGTCGGAGTCCAAGATCACCGCAGTGGCCAGTGCTACAGGACTCACCACGGCTGATTCTGGGACGGTGGCCTCGTCAACCAAGTATCTGATCACCGATCCCATTGACGTGCCGCCACACATGCACAACGTCATCCGGTCGGGAGCGGAGTATTGGCTGGCCCGCATCCGAGATCAGAAGCCCGACAAGGTGTTCTCCATGTACCAGCGTGACCTGCGCTTGGCCATGGAGATGGACACTCTTGCACCTACTTCCGGCCGCTCCAAGGACATCTGGTCCGACCGCGGCTGGAGAAGCCCCCTGCAATCAGACGGTGGCACCACATGATCACCATCGACACTTGGAAAGGGCTTGTCACCAACGGCAGCCCATACGCCTTGCCTCCGGGGGCGGCTGTGGTGCAAACAAACTTCCAATGCCGGCGACCGGGGGAGCTTTCCGCCCGTGGCGGGCAGACGGCGGCGACGTTTTCCACTACCGCCGGATGCACGGTCGCAATCATTGAGATGTTTCGCTGTCCCATCGGAGCGTCCGAGAGCGTGGTGGTGCAAGGCGCTGACGGCAACATCTATGTCGCCAAGGGACTGACGTGACAAAGATTAGCTCTAGCGCCTTCGACGTGACGGTGCCGATGACGTTCGCCAGAGGGCGGAACGGGGACGTGTACGGCGTCAACGGGCGGGAGCGTGGTTTGCGGTGGGACACCATCACCGCCAACGCAGAGGGCTTGGGCATCACCGCGCCGACCACCAAGCCGACGCTCACGTCCAGCGTAATCGCCGCATGCTACTACGTGTCGGCCGTACAAGTCTTCTCTGGCGGGAACGGATACGAAAAATCGCCCGATGTAACTTTTGACGGCACCGGCGGTGCGGCGGCAAAGGCTAATGTGTCGTACGGCCGGATCGTTAGCGTAGACATGTTGAACTACGGCAATCGCTATACTTCGCCGCCAACAGTTTCCGTGGCAGGCCCTGGTTATGCGCCGCCCACTGCGCCCGTGTTTGTGGTAAATGTTGACGGGCAGATTGCGGGCGTTTCACTGGCGAGCCTGGGGTCTGGGTACACTTCCGCGCCAACCATATCTCTTATTGATTCGATAAACATTGAGAGCCCGGGAACTGGGTACACTTCCGCGCCAACAATATCTTTCTCTGGCGGCGGCGGCTCAAGCGCTGCGGCGACTGTTGTCATGGCGTACGAGGTTTCGTCAGTTAGCGTGACTACTGGCGGCAGCGGGCATTCTGGAACGCCGTACTTGCGATTTGCCGGCACTGGGGGAGGGGCCGTTGCCGTTTGCAATGTTTCAGGAGGCGTGATCAACAGCGTTGACGTTCTTCAGGGCGGCTCGTACCGCACGCCTTCCATCACAGCAACCGTAAAACCAACGCCAGGAACCAGCCGACCGACCGCCCAACTGCTGCCCGTGATGGCACCGTGCATGCGGGGCAAGTATTGGTGTGCGATCCGGTATGTGGACGATACCGACACACCAATTCCCAGCTCAATCTCCGAGCTTGCGGAAATTGAACTACAGCAGGCCACGGGCTCCATCACTTGGACATGGTCCAATACTGGCATTGATGCGCGGGCTGCCAAGATCGAATTGTGGCGAACCACCGCCGACCAAGCGCTCGTCCTGTACCGCGTGGCCTCGGTTCCAACATCCACTACCTCGTACGTGGACAAGATTGGCGACAACGAATTGATCGACCCCAAGCGGCCTAGTTTCTGCACGGCCTCCGCCAGCACAGACGTGGTGACGTGCAGCGGTCACGGCCTGTCCAACGGCGACGTTGTCACGTTCTCCGCATTAACGGGCGGCGCCGGACTGACGGCTGGCGTGGAGTATTACGTGGTTTCCGCCACGGCCAGCACGTTTAAGGTATCGACAACCAAGGGCGGGACTGCGCTGAATATTACTTCAGACCTGACGGCAGACCTGACGGACGCCGTTGTCAGCACCGGCTTGTTTGAGGCCCTGCCCATTGTCCTGCCAAACGGCCAGCCCAACGCCAGGAGGTTTACGCCGCCGCCGCAGAACAAGTCATCTATTGTCATGTTTCAGGACCGCGCGTGGTATGCCGTGGACGTGGCGGGGCGAAAGTTTGACGGCACCACAGACGCTAACGCCGCCGAGCCCAACGCCCTGTACTTCTCCGAGGTGGACGAGCCAGAATCTGTCCCGGAAACAAACCAGCTAGTACTGCAGCAGAACATTAAGGGCTCCGACAAGATCACGGCCTTGATGCCGTTCGGAGCCGGAATGATCATATTCCAGCAGCGCCACGCCTACCGGCTGTCGTATGTGGCCCAGCCCGTGGCCGACGCCAGCATCGCCTTGGTGTGTCAGCGAGGATGCCTGAACCAGCGGTGCTGGGACGTGTTCGACGGCGTGGCGTACGTTGTGGACTCCATGGGCATGTACGTGCTTGACGGCACCACGGCCCTGCCCATCTCGGACGTGGTGGACACCTACTGGTCAAACAACGTCATCCATTTCCCCAGCAGCAAGTGGTTCTTCGTCCGCGTCGATCCCATCACCCGGATCGTACGATTCTTCCACGCCGTGTCGGCCGGCTATCCAGACCGAGCCCTGTGCTACAGCCCCGTGACGAAGACGTGGTGGCTTGAGACTTACGCCCAGACGTTCAGCGCTTCCGAGGTGCTGGTGTCCGGCAGTCGGCAGACCATGCTGGTGGGAGGTCAGGCTGGCGGGCTCTATGCCTTTGACGCCGGCACGCAAGACCTGACTTCAAGCGATGCGGTTGCTGGGATCGCCTGTTCGTACCGCACCGGGAACATGGCGTTCAGCGCAACGGAGTCCGACCGCGGCATCCGGGTGCTGTACTCTCCGACCTCCACCGATTGCACGCTGGCCTTGGCACTGCATTACAACAACTCGTCCACGGCCCGCCCTTCCGCCGTCCGCACGGACAGGGGGACTGGGTTCACTACCGATGGCGGCAGCAGCGCCACGCTGAACATGAAGCTCACCCGCTCCGCCCTTGGGGACGCCACGGGCTTGGCGGTGTGTTCGTACGCTGGGAGGCTTGATGACAAATCGTCCGGCGGAGATAGGCATGTTGCCATTGATGTCTCAGGGACTCGCGCGGCCAGCAATCCGCTGACTCTATATGCCGTCCAGGTTGGGGGTGTTGGATAGTGTTCACTCTCCAAGCCAATGCGATCACTACCGCGCTGCGTGGTTCTGGCATACCGAATGAGTCAGCGCAAGACATGGTCAACGCCATGTGCAACTGTGCGCAAACCATTGAACACCGCGGATCGCTGGACTTTACGTATCAAACTCCGTGGTCTAACAACTACCCTGGTCTTGAGCCCCCAGCCGGACGAGTTGGCCCCTACACCCCAGAAACAGGCGGGCGGCCATCGGGGCAGATGCTGCCGCAGATTGCGCCGTGGCAGAACATCCCCTGGTATCCGATCCCGTGGGAACCTCCCGCGACGGTGACGGTCCCCGGCCCGGTGCAGACGGGCCCGCTGCAGTCTGGCCCCACAACAATGACCTCTGTCACCAACCTTGGGCCGACCATCAATTACGGGCCCGTTTTTACCAACAACGAAACCCGCGTTGAAGGTTCGATGACAGTCAACAACAACACCAAGCTGGGCGACACCACCACGCAAAACATCACCAACGAGGGTGACCTGTTTGTGGATGGCGACACGGAGTTCGGCGGCCCGCTGGTGCAGCTTGGCCCGACCTTCAATGCTGGCCCCGCGTTTTTTGGTGGTCCGATCACCATTCGGATTGGGGATCGGGTAGGCCGGCTCCAGCTTGTAAACCTGCGGTATGTCCGTGCGGTGCGGTTTGACCCAATTGCAAACGGCTTGGTGGCAGAGCGCCGCGTTGCTCGGGTGCTGGTGCTATCCGACGCCCGACTGCCTGACGCTACAGTGTGCTGATAGCCCCGGAAAAGACCTTGGTGGACGCAGCTTTGGCGGCAATCTGGCGTCGGCGTGCCGCGTAACGGGCATGGCGGGCAATAACTACAGGAGGCTTATACATGCCAAGTTACACGTTCTCCGGTGATCCGGTTTCCATAGCCGCGGCAAGCAAGGCCCACGCCGCCGATGCCGCGGCCCAGGCGCAGATGTGGAGCGCCGCCAATAACGCCGCTGGGCAGATGGGCGCTGCCCGAGAGCAGGGTCAGGCGATGCGGGACGCCACGCTTTTTGAGCAGCCCGGCAAGTTTGCCGGCGTTCTCGGCAACCTGTACGGCGGTTACGCCAATGCCGCTCCCCAGATGCTTGGCGCGTACACGCAGCCCTACTCCAATGCGTTCAACGGTTACATGGCTGGCCTCGGCGGTTTGGGGAACGCCACGGGGGTGATGGGTGCCGGTGCCATGCAGGGCCTCGGAGCAACGGGCCAGCAGCTTGCAGCCAACCTCGGGACGATTGGCGCCGCCCAGGCCAACTCCTTGGCTGCGCAGTCAAACGCCGCCGCCAACGCTTACGGTCAACTTGGGGTCGGAAACTACAACCTTCAGGGGCAACTGGGCACAGCGATGGCCCAAGCGGCCGTCGCCCAAGCGGCAGCATCGCAGCAGCAGGCCAAGATGGCGATGCTGGAGCGCGTGCTTCCGGGACTCCTGTCTTCGCCTGGAGGCGGTGGGTTCAATACCTCTGATCCAAACGGGATGATCGCTTCTGGCTCGTACTCTGGGCCGCGGACTGGCGGGCGGGTCGGTTCAGGGAGTGCGATGTCGCGGCAGGCCAGCCAGCCGTCAGGCTTTGATGCGCTCGGGAATTTCATCAATTCCCAGATGGATCGCATGGCCTTGCCGGGGTCGGACAACAATCGAATCTTGGACGGCCTTGCATCGCAGTTTAACTCCAACCGCGATGCCACGCTGACCAGCGGCCGTGAGGCCATTGGCGCGGGCTCGCAAATCCTGCCTCAACTAGGAGGCCAGATGTCTGGCGCGTTCAAGCAAGGCACCGATGCGTTGCAGGGATTAGCCGGCCAGATGGGCGCGGGTTTTAATCGCTACGCCACCGACACTGGCAACGCCTACAACACAGCCCAAGCCGGACTGACTAACCAGTTTGATAAAGCGTTTGGCGGGGTGAATGACATGTGGGACAAGAGCCTTGGCAAGAACGAGATGTTCATGACGCCCGCCGAAAAGGCCAAGCGTCAGGCCGAACTGGCTGACTACAACCGTCAGCGTGAAGACGAACTGTACGCCAGCGGAAATGACCTCGGTTCTCGGCGGCGGCTGGCCACGCAACGAGCAGAGGAAGACAAGCGGTTGGACTACTTGCAGCGTAATCAGATTTCGGCTGACCGAGGAGCAAGAATTCAGGCCGACACCGAGGTGCGGCGGAACTGGTGGAACTCCATGACTCCGCGTCAGCGACGGCTGGAGGGAATGAAGCAAAACCCGTTTGGGTCCGTTGGCGGTTGGCAGAATTCCCTCATGCGTGGGCAGACGTGGTAAACCATGTTTAAATACCAAACGACTATCGATCCCAATCGGCAGGTCTATAGCCCGACCATGGGCATGGAGCGCCTGACTGCCAAACCGCCGCTCAAGTTCTCTTCCGGCGCAGCAGGCCAGCACTTTGCCGACGTGTATCGCGGGCTTGGCCAGCAGGCTGCCGTCACGCTCGGGCGAGCAGCCACCGACACCCAGAACAAGTACGGCGTAGCTGCGCAGAACGCGCAAGACCAGTCCGTTCTAGGCGGGCTCAATCTGCTGTCTAACCAGCAGGCGAATCAGTTTGCCCAACAGGAAGCCATGAACGCCATGCGGGCCCGGTTCCTCAATAGCGCCCTTGGAGGGCTGATGTAATGGCGGCTTTTTCTAACAACGTCAACCTCAACCAGCCGCGAGAGACTGGCTATTCGCCTCGTCAGACGCAAGGGGCTTACAACTTTCAGCAGGCGCAAGCGTTCTCTGCCGCTGATCCAAGAATGAACATGAAGGGCTTGGACCGGCCTGGGCTTTCGCGGGCCGGCGGGCAACAATCTTATGCCGCCGCGGCGGCTGCCAATGCATATGCCAACGGCATGCAGAATGCCGAATCCATCCCGATCCAAGACGCCTCTTACAACGCAAACGCCGCCCTGCAGCAGCAAGCGTCCCGTGATCAGATGTCGCAACAGTACGCCGCATTTCAAGAGCGGCTGCGGCAACAGCAGGCCATGTTCGACATCTCCAACAAGCAGACTGCCCTTGGGCTTCTCTCAGGACTTCTAGGATGAAAATCAACTTCGATCTGGATGATCTCACCAACGCAGCGCTCAAGCGCCTTGTGAAGCAGTTGGTCACGGCGAGCGACAAGGACGAGAAAAAGATTCTCGCCAAGCTCGCCAAGCAGGGGGGCGGGGAATCCGCTGACGAGGAAGACAAGGAGCGCAACGACTTGGCCGATCTGGCCGAGGAAATGCACGGCAAGCCCAACACCCCCGAGGTGGAGGACGATGACGCCTTCGCCAAGAAGAGGAAGAAGAAGTAATGGGTGGAAAGAACAAGGCGATTCAGACTGTGCTGGATTTTGGCGGCGCGGCCGATGACGCTGGCGATGCCGTGCGCTCGCTGCTTGCGGACAAATCTTTCGCTCTAGACGATTTGTTCAATTCAGAACTCGTCGGGAAACTCCCGCCCGACATTCAGTTGCGGCTGATGCGCAATGACCCGTCCGTGATCTCCGACATCATGGCGCTCGGTCGGGGCGGGAAGGCCAATATCGATGACGTTGCCGCCCGCGCCACGCCTGCGGTTGAAATCCCCTATGCCAACCAAGGAGTCGGCCGCAGGGAGGCGCCGCTTGATTCTTCGTCGGGCTGGACGAACGAATCGGGCTCGGCCCGCGTTGGATACCCTGGCCCTGGCGTGATGCGGTTTCCGCCACCAGCGGTGGTCAGTGGCGAGCGTGCGCTGTCAGTGATCGATGCACCGCCATCTCCCGGTGCTGGTCGGGTGGACCGTGTTTACGACGTGATCCCAGGCGAGAGCGGCGTCACGGCCCTCTCCATTCCTGGGCTGGGTGGTCGGGCTGTTCCGGTTGATCTGTTCGGTGGGCCGGGCCGGGGGCTATCTGTTGTCGAATCTCGTCCGACTCCTATGGATTTCACTGAGCTTTTTGGAAATCCCGAGGCTGTTGCACGGCAAGGCCGGGCGGCTGCACGGCAAGGCAAGGCGATGGACTTTACTGATCTTTTCGGCGCCGCCCGCAGCCCAGGCGATCCCTCTGACCTCACCGATCTTTTTGGCCCAGGCCGCGGTCCTTCAAACGCACGGCGGGGCGTTGACTACTCGGACCTGTTCAGCACCGGCCCCCGGCCGTCTTTGTCCAATGACATCGGCATGACGCTTCCCGGCAGTCAACCGCCCACCTTTCGCCGGTCATCTAACGCGCAGGGGGAAAAGCCTCCCTCTGCACGCCGCATGGCGCTCACTGGCACCGGCGCCTTGGGCGCATTGACGGCCGGCGGGATCGCCGCAGATGCCTACTTTGGTGACGCGCCAGAGCCCGAGACGGCGCGGGCGCCAATGCCGGCCGACCCCATCAGCATCCTGACCAACATGGGGATGTCTCGCAGTCGGGCCCAAGCTGTCATGGCGTATCCATCGGAAATGTCCACCCGCGAGCGGGCCATGATCCGTTCGCTGCCGGCTAAGACCCAAGAACTCATTTTCCAGCGATAAGAAGGAACCACATGGCCAGCGATCTTGCCGCCCAGCGTGCCGCGATGCGAGCCGCCGTCAACGCCACTCGTCCCCAAGCAAGTGGCCCTTCGTCTTCCATGACAGACGAGCAACTGATGCGACTCCTTGATCATCCCGACCCCAAAGTACGAGATGCGGCGCGGCGGCAGCTTGATGCACGGCGGCAGACTGGATCGACAACTGCCGACCTTGCCAATGAGACTCGCCCTGTTCCTGAAGTGAAGACCGAGGACAACGGCTGGAAGAACGGCGCGTTTAATTGGGACTTGGCCAAGCAAGAGATGGCTGCCCACCGAGAGAGGGCCGACGCTTCCGAAGAGGCCCGCCGCGCAGAGTGGGATAACAATTACGGCGACGGCACGTACGACTATCGCGGTGCGGCTGGCGCCGTGCGGCGTGACCGTGGCTTGCGGCAGCCCGCCAGCAAGCAGGAACAGTTGGATGCCATGCGCGCCGCGCAAATTGCCGACCTAGAGCAACAGCGGCAAGATGAGGCGGGTGTGCAGGCGCACAACGCCCGTGTTGCGGGTCTTGTTGGCGGT